ACCGCGAGTAATCTTTACGTCATATCTATCATCGGCAGCATCATCAAAATACCAAAGGCCAGCGGCACTGGTGGTAGTTGATGCCTCCTCCGCACCATCCGATTCCTGTAGAAGCTGTACCGTAGCCCCCTGAATGGCACTGCCTGCGTCATCGAATAGGTATCCTCTGAAGTTAATAGCCATATTATCCGCCTCCTAGACGAGAGTGATCTCTATATCGCAATGCTTCCCTACAATAATACTCCGGGTCTCGTAACAAATCATCCTCATCTATGAAGATTAACGTGAGCCCCTGGCCTACCGCCCCCTCTCGGGCTATTACATCCCGGCCTTTTGTTTCTACGCCAAACTCATAATGGTAGTAAACGCCCTGTACGTTTACCGCCAGGTCTGGCGGGTCATTGAACAGAAAGTCTAGGACCAACCCACCTTTATCCAGGCGGCCACCTATAAGTGGGGATTGGTATATAAAATCCACCCCTGGGCGCAACCCGACAGACTCAAAGGTTCTGTACGCTATGTATTCTGGTAGTGATCCCTGCCATCCGGCGGGTACTTCTGTGATCTGTTGTGTAGTCATTAGCCTTCCAGTATCATTGTCCAGCACACCTTATCACTATTTGTTGCAGCATCCACATAGAATACATTTGCTGGTACAGATCCCCCGAAATCCCCGAAGTTTAATTCTATCTCGTTGCCGGCACTCAGCTCATATCCTGTCGTAGAGGCTACATCAGATACCCCTACATACGCCAGGCCAGAGTTGCCAGCTAATGCTTTTGCTTTAACAAACTTCACCCTATTGGTGACGTTATTTAATTGCACCCTTGTGCCTGCACTACTCACGGTTGTAACACCGGTCACTAATCTCATTCTTTTCTCCTACGGTTCCACCACGCTAATCATCGTAGAGCCCCGTTCATCATGTCCAGTGTACTCTAGTCCTTGCGCTGATGTAACATCTACATAATAATTCCTAGTCCCACCACTATCGTCCCTAAAAGTAAATTCTACAAGCGTTGTGCTTTCGATTGCAGAAACTAAATTAGACCGCAAGTCTTTAGGGGTATTTCCCTTATATGCATTGTTGAGGTCCACCTCAACCGTATGCCCCCATTTAGCAGGAAGTTTCTTCCTCCATTCCAGGGTTAAGCTTATCACATCAGGGCTGTTAAATTTCTCTAGTCCGGTCGTGGTAGCAGTAGACCTGGATAGTGTGAGTTTGAACTTTATAGCACGGAACGATGTACCCACACTAGATCCAAACGTGTAAGTATATGTTCCCGCGGCAGCCCCCATCGTTGTCGAGTTTAACGTCACGGCTGTCGTGTAGCTTTCCGTGTAGTCTGTGGCATACTGCACCAAGACGGTTTCATTGGCTGACAAATCCTGACATTCAATACGTAGATTGAGTGCCAGCTTATCTATTTCCGACTGCCCCGCATTGAACCAAGGGGTCTCGTGAATTCCAGTGGTTGCGAAGGCAAAGTCATCTACCTCGCTAGGGTTAATGATGTCCTTTGGTAAGTCCATAAAGTAAACAACACCATTAGCTCCCCACCATAGCCTGTATTTATTATATGCTGTGCTAACGTGCATAGCATCAAAGGTTGTACCTGTATCACCAGCTATCCACTTTACTTCCCATCCCAGTTCGTTGTACCCCAATACAGTGCTATACCCCGTGTCATCTGCCATAACATGGCTACCCATGTGGCTTTGCCATTGCCTGGGTATAGCATCTGTGGCAACAGCATCTGCCCCCACCTGTGCGTCTATACCTATCAACAGCTCGTTGTGGCTACCAGCCATCATACGAATCGCTCCCCTCTTATCAGAGGGCATACCATCATCCCTGTCTGGCCCAACAATCGTCACAACGGCACTGTTGCTACCATTAATATATTTATAGATCCCGTTACCGCTAGGGATATAGACCGAGTCCCTCCACCTTGTAGAACCCTTACCATTATCAGGGTGAACCGGCAACTCGAGCTGTGTCGCATCCCACCTGGCATTGTCAACATCATGGGCAAAGAGCCCGTGTGTGGTCATTGCATATATGATTGGCACTCCGGCTGCATTACGTGCAACAAATAAAGAGGTTACACTGCCGTCTGGTAGCGGTAACATTGCATCATCGTACTCCGTCCCTACCGCTGCCGCACTCCATAGTTGTCCTTCATGGGATATCCCCCACAACCTATCGTCCCACTCGGTTACAAACTTGGTATCCTGAGTATCAGTAGTCCATGATGTGCCATTGGAGGAATACGAATAACCAGAACCACCGGAATCATAGTGAGCAAATACCAGGTATGAAGTGCCTCCGGCATCGGTAAAGACCACGCTGTCTGTAACCTCATCTGTTATCCCTGATGTAGTAATCTGGCTGCCCCAACTATCACCACCATTAGCATACTTATATATCTTGGGCGTAGCACCAGACCCACCATTCCATGCAGCATAAACCTCACTACTGAAGGTGTTAATAGCTCCAATGGTGGCCTGTCCCAAGCTGTGTGATGGTGTGTCAGTTGCTGTTGCTAGGTTTGCTAAGACTAAGTGGTTCTTGTATCGGAGCTGACAGGTGCTGAACCATGCTCGGTTAACATCCCCGGCTCCTTCCATTCGGTTAATACCTATGCCACCACGCCAGTCTGACCACGCCACGATGGATGATCTCAACTGGTCATCTTTAGATGTATCCCCAATAACTATCTTGGCCGGGTATATAGATGCTAATGTGGAACGAACCGGCCTGGTAACAGGATAGTACGTTCCATTAAGATATACCTCGTTTGTCTCAACGACAGTAGCCATTAATCAACCGTCCTCACATTGGCTAACATTGGGAAGGATGCCCTGGCCTTATTAATCTCTCCGTCCCAATAAGCAACCAGCTGCCGTTTATTATCTGGATCTGTGGAGGGGCCACCAGACGTAGCCAACAGAGCCCTTGCTGTAGCAAAGGACACAATGTATCGTTCTGGTATTTCAGTGGTGTCTGTTTCAGACGATAGCGTGGCGGGCTTATCTCCACCTGTCAGTTTAATCAATGAATACCCAACAGCATCTTGCCCATCCCGGCCGAGGATAAGGTCCCTGGCCTCTTTGTCTATCTTCCATAGACGCCTGTCTAACGTAGTCCACTCAGCCGTATCATTCTGTACTGCCGAGATGTCATCAATCCAAACAGTACACGCACCCAGGTCTGAGTCATACTCCAGGCCTACCGAGATGATAGCAGTATCTGTCTCAGGGTTGGCTAATTGCATCCGTACAAATGTCCAGGTGTCAGCTGATAGAGCCGGTATACTCAGTGTCTCCAGGGGGCTGGCACATGATGCTGTATCGTCTAAGAGAAGCTTTAAGTTGCCAGCGGTAGTTGCACTAGATATCCCGGTGACCTTAACCCACATCTCTATGTAGTCATACTTACTGATATCTTTACTGGTAATACTGTCAGTAACAAAATCACCAGCTGATGCCCCAGCTGCAATAACCATCTTGAGAGCCTGGGAGCCTTGCTTCTTGTCTTTGGTGTCTAATGACTGCGTGAAGTCACCATCGGTTTTCTCATCAAACGTGGTAGCACAGGCATGAATGCGAGTCGAACTAATCTTGGATCTATATGCAACCCTGGATATCTGTGAAATGCCGGATGGTATATCAAAGCGTGTCTGATGCCCATCACCATGTAATGATATGTTTTCTATTGGGTCATACACTAACCCTGTGGAATCCACAATCGCCTGGTTAATAAACTCATGTATGGCGTCAGGAGTGTAGGGCTCGTTCCACAGCTCATAGGTATCTCCGGCAGCAGTGGCAAAAGATAAAGCCTGTACTAGCGTTAACCTATAAGCAGATGCTGTATAGTCACTAACAAGCCTGATTTCAGTGTTGTCAGAGTTGCTGGTATCAGCAACTACAAGCCACTTGCCATTATGGTTATCATCACCACCAGTAAGTGTTAAGGATATTAATGTGGTTGTTGACCCTGCGTCATAAGCAGTGCCAGTATGAATGGCCCCAAGGTTATAACCAATGGCCTGCCTTAGTTGTTTACGCGTTCTCCCTTGTATAGCTGGCATTGTAGTTCCTCATGTTCGCATCACACACGCCTCGAGCGTTGCGATCGCTTTGTTAAAGGTTTAGCTGCCTTTAGGGCCATAATATACTTAGGGTCCCTCAAGCGATTCTTCTGTTCTGCCGTTAGTTTCCTTGGTGTTCTACCAGCCATTAGTAGCCACCCTTCTTCTTCTTTGTCATGGGCTTTCCGGTAGCCTTTGCATACTTCTTGGCTGCCGTCCTGCCCTTAGTTGTATACGGAAAGTGTCGCTTACCTACCTTTGGCATAGCTACCCTCCTTTTTTATTCTTACTATTTGCAAGCTCCTGCTTGGCTTCCTCAATTCGACAATTTTCTAGTTCCTGCGTAAGCCTGTCCACCTCTGCCTGTGTCTCTCCCAGCTTTCGCATTAGTGCCTGGTTCTGCACTCGTAGTGCCATGTTTGGATCAGCCCTCAACACGGACTGTATATCTTCTGTAGTAATTACTAAATCCTGTTGTGTCATATTCCTATTCCTTAAAAGTAAATTTTATTACTGGTACTCTCCCTACGTTTCCGCATATGTGTGCGGATATCATTGAGAGCCCGTCCTATTTCCTTCTTCTCCGCAGCCGTGGGTCGGCGTTTGCTATGTTTCTCACGCACCTGGTCTTTAAACTTCTCTGCCGCCTTGCCCATCATGTCTTCTATATGGGCATTGCTTGTGTCAGGATCTGCTAAGACCATGATACGTGTCTTGTGCGTAACGCCAAAATCATCTTTGGCACTTACCAATAAGGTATGCCTCACGATGGTTTTACCCGTCTCTGCATTGTACCCTAGAGGGACCGTGCCTAATGGCACAGCCCCCCCTGGAGTCCATATGTCTCTTACCATATCCAGTTCCTAGTTACGTATATTCAACATCACGATCTGGTTGTCAGTATCTACAGACGGTATGCCCATTGCTGTACCAATAGGAGCAGTGTCCTCTTCAGAGGAAGCATCCCATAGGTCAAATGCACCCGACTCACCCGATGCCTGGCTAACGCCTACAGCGTCACCAACAACAGCTACTGCTGCTCCAGACAAAACCGAGGCAATGCCTGCTGTCTGTAGCCAGAAATAGTAACTTGCTGTGACCGGGATAGGATTAACCCCTAGTGGCCCAGTTGTCATAGTGCCGTCACCGTCAATAATCTTGACATCTGTGTACGGGCTGTACGCCAGACCAAACAGGGATGATGTGGTAAGTGCAGTCCTGAGTCCGTCTGGCTCGTCAATGGTAATTTCTAAGCCGGTTGCCCCAGATACTGCGGTGTTACTCTTGATGCGATACACCTCGCCTTGTGCAGGGCCGTCATTGAAAAGGACGTACCCATCGGCATACTGGTTCTTGGTAACTGTTAGGGATGTACCACTCGTAAACGATGTGGCCCCTGCGGAAGCTGCCGCTGCCGCTACGTCCATGTCATGTGCTGCTACTGCTGCAATGCCATCACAAATTTTCCCGGCGGGCGTAATAGCCGCCGAGCTATTCTTGGCATAGTAGAACACCCTGCCATCAGGGGTAACAGCTCTTGTGCCGAGCTTCTGCTTCTGCTCGGAAGTCTCTACCTTCTCTTGTCCGTAACTCAAATAAATCGTTGTTGGAAATGCCATTTCAATCTCCTTAACAGGCTCTAAGTCCTGCGATCACCGTTGTTAATATATCACTAGGCACGGCAATCTTTACACCTAGCTTTCGACCTTGAAGTGAGGACCCATTGTCCTCTTACCTGTTCCTTTTGGCTCTGTTTCCGCCCGACGCTCCGCGCACCACCGGCAAGTACATGTGTCAGATGGGGGCCATGCAAGTAGGCCTTGTCTTGCCTTGTCTCGCACGTAGGACGGCTGCCCTGGTAACCCAGGCACAGCCGTACCCACCTCACTCACCACGCCACCTTGTGGATTTAGCTGGGCCTTGTGTCGATATAGCGTAATTTTCGGAGGTGCTTTATCGACATAGTCCGTACTATAGCCCTGGCGTTCCAGTTCAGCGCGAATAACCAGTCTGTCTTTTGTTGTCATCGCCATCTTATTCCTCTAATTATGAGGTTGCTGGCGTACCGGCGTCGAGTGTAAGAGCCACACCTTTGCTGTCATCCAACTCAAACACACCGTAGTCAGCGGTTATCACTACCTCAGTAGCCCTCAAAGATATGTCCCTGTCATTCTCTTTGTTCATGTCAACAGACTTGAGAACAGCCAGGGCCGACCTGTCAGCGCATACGCCAACTGCATCATCACTACCGTCTATGGTAATGTTTCCATCTTCAAATATAGGCACACCGTTTATCGGGCGTAGCCCACTGAAGAAGTTACCTAACAAATCAGCAGACCAACCTACTGGCACTGGGTATGTAGTAGAAGCTGTGACCGCTGTATTAGCAACGTCCCATACAGCAAATGGATGCTGAACGATATACACGTTAGGACCAAACTTCTTGCCCTTGGCATACGCCACGGTTGCGGATACATTAGCCAGGCTCATGCTACGTCCTGCCGAACCGATGTCAGTGCTGAAGCCGGAGTACAGAGCTGTTACATCAGTATCCTTCTTCCTGGCCATACCATCACCAAGCTGACGTCCGATCATGCTAAACACATTCTCTGCACTCTGGCGTACCAGTTTGTCAGTCAAGATGATTTTTGCCCCCACCTCATTGGCGGTGAGGTCAACAGTGGTCATGCCAATGTCTTCCTCATCAATGATGTCCTGACCATCAACAAGATCACTCATTTCCATCTGTCCCACCTTGGGAACTGTTACCTGTTTAGATCCTTTCGGTAGGGTGAACTGCTCTATCAAGTTCATAGCCGGTGCATTATGCTCCTCAGTATAACGAGCAGCAGCTATTATGATATTCTGAGCATTCTCTAGATTCCCCGTCGTTGCTGTCTGTGCCATTACGAACCTCCTTAATTAACTTCCCATGCCCGCAGCCCGACGTGCTGCTGCTTGATGGGCCTCAGTGTTATGCCCCGCAATATATTCCTGTAATAAGCGGCTTTGATTGCTGGTTGCTTCCGCTGCGCCCTGACTATTGTCGAAGGTCTGCGGTGCAACCTGGCCTTGTTTTAACCGGGCTATCTCAGCTGCTTGTTGACGGATCTGCGACATACGCTTTGCCTCACGCTCCATGTCTTGTGGGTTCGTAAACCCAGTTAAGGACTGGTAGTCTTCTATCATTTGTTTATTCGCCAGTCCATATTTCTGAAGCATATGAAGAGTAGCAGCCTGCCTGCCCTCTATGTTGCGTATTAAATCGAAGTCTTTATTCTGTTGATCCCGTAGTTGCTTTTGGCTTGCCACATGTTGCCTGGCTATTTGCCTAGCACTCTGAGGATCAGAGCCTTGTTCTTGCGCCCTACGCTCAACAGCCTGGGCCTGACGGTATACTTGCTGTTCCCATTCTTTCTGGGCATTGACTTGCCGCATCTTATGCAGCTCCTCAAGTTCAGCGCGCATATCCTGTGTGGGTGGTGTAGGTGGCGCAACAGGAGAGGGTTGCTCCTGTGGTGGTGGCTGACTTGCCTCTATAGGTACAGGGGGCGCGTCTTGTGTGCCAACCACAGGCTCATCACCTAGTGGTGGGCTATCATATGCCCCCTCAATGGGCGGAGCCTCTGGTACTTCCAGTACTACCGGCTCATCAGGTTCTGTATTTAATGACGTTACCATTTCCAATCTCCTCTCTTATTACTACATTTTTCCTAATTCTTTGTCAAGGCTGATAATATTTATATAGCTTTTTTAGGTCTACATCTTCAGATAGGATGTCTCCAAAAAATGCCAGGGTTGTGGCCATATCCACCGGCCTTCTTTCCGTCTGTAGCATAATGCCCTGTACTCCCTGGCCTAACCTGGATACGGGTGCAGTGTCGTGCCTTCCAATGACCTGTAGCATGGCATCTATCTCCGGGTTTGCAGCCCGGAACTCTAGCTTCCTCACACGCGCATTACCAAGCAAGGTTGCTAATAACTGATTCTTGTCTTCCATTCTCTTTCTATCTTCTGGGGATAGATTTTTCCATTCGCTATATAACTCCATTGTTTCTTGAGCCTGCCCGGGATATGCCTTTAGCCTCTCGACAATATAATTCTTTTCTACTTCATAGTAACCAGACCGTGAAATACGATCAGACATTTCCAACATGGCCCCGGCAAGGGGAGGGGCGTCCTTTTTCGCTGACTGCTGTACCCTCAATAGATAGGACGCAATGTCAGAATCCTGTAAGGTCTTAAACCTCTTCTTCATATCGCCCGCCCACTCCTCGAGTTTGCGATCCCGCTTATCCCAGTCCACGTCACTAGTAACCTGATCAATAATACTGTCTTCTCCGTATAGCTTGTCATAGTAAGACGCCTGGGCAAAGTCATATATATCAACATCAGCGTTAGACAATATGCCCAAAGAAGATTCCCGACCAAAAGTAAACAGCTCGCCTACTCCTCTATATGCTCCCTGTGGCCCAGTAAGAGCGCGTCTTTTCTCTGACTGCGCCTTACGTATCTTCTGTATCTCCATGTAATATGTTGATGTCTTTGTCATTCCACGAGCTATATACTCATCTTCAGCTGCCTGTAAAGCATTCTGCTCCTCTACTAAAAGGCGGTCCCTCTCAGCTTTGTACCTAGTGTACACGCTTGCACTATTCTGAACCTTCTCGTCAATCTTAGCCTTTGCCTTCTCCCAATCCTCTGGAGACAGAATGTCTGAAAAGCGACCTTCTTCTGTCATTCGTTTTATATTCTTGCGGTAATCGCTGGCAACATCAGAGAAACTTGGCGTCTGGTTGCCCGACACTAATCTCCTGATACTGAGACTAATATCAAAGCCACGTCCATCATTCCATCCACCCTGGCCAACACCCTTTAGATACTCTGCCAGTTCGCTTTCACTCATACTGAAAGCTTCCTGTAAATCTATATTGGATGGCCCTAGTTCCAGAACCGATGCATACACCTCATCCAATGTTTCATTAAGGGATTCATAGCTACTCTTTATGCCAAACAATTGACCAAGCCCCTGGCCTGCTGCTGTCAGAATATCTGTTCCACCACTTAATAGCTCACCTTGCCCTACCTGTTGTACCCCTCCATATGTCCTCTGTATCAAGGATTCCTTGCCCGGATCTGCACGGAACAGTTCATCCCAGGCAAAGGGAATCAAGTTTTCCGCCATAGTCTCCAACGTCTGGGTACTCATCAGGCTCTCAAGAAAATTTCTTTCCTGTGTAATTATTGTCCCATCTTTCCGTGTGACCTGTTTAGTCGGAGGACGCGTGGTCTGGCCAATAGCATCCGACCCCGAAGCAATATCCATAGCCAGACTTGCGGCAGGCCCGCTAACTAATCCACGGAGAGACTTGAGGGTCTCGTCTACGCCACCCCCCTGTACCAGGCCGTTTTGCACAGCAACGAATGGCGTTGCTACTATTCGGAACATGGTATCCCAGGGACCAAAGAAACTAATATCTAAATCCCCTATATGTGTACGCAGAAAGTTTGGGTTGTGATGCCACTTGCCGGTTGCCTGATCTTGTGTCCAGGGGCTGATATCTGTCTCTTCTCCCCGCGCTTCATTGATAGCAAAGGTAAGGACTGCTGCCGTACCCATCATTTTAGTCATGTATTGCCTGGCAATACGTTGTTGTAACGGAGTCTTTTTGTCGATACCAGGAACAAAAGGACGTAAGGCCGCCCTACTCGAGCCTTTAATAGCATTGCCTGCGAAGTTCATTCTCGCGACAAAGAAGCGTGGTGCAAATAAGAGAAGCTGGCCTATACTGCCACCAAATCCACGCTTACCCACACCGGTCATTACGTTTACTATAGAAGCTATCTGTGCTGCATCTCCACTGTCTATGAGTTGCTTGGCCGTCTTCCCTGTGTCCACCATTCGTAATTGCATTTCAGCATCGAACAGCTGATATCGCAGTACGTTGCCATAATGCGTGAATGCTCTATCAAAGTTTTTCAACCCAGGTAGTTGCGCCATGCGTCTATTAAGGAACATGTCAGGGGCGTTGCCCAATATAGCCAACCCGGAACTGGCAGCTTCTAGTGGTGTGGCCCTAATATTACCTGATTGTTTAACCAACGCATCTTGTATCTGGAAGAACTCTCCTACAACCTCTGGGCCTGCATGAACAAACGCCGCCCAGGAATCACGGAGAGCTGAGATACCATCACCCTGTCGGTCAGCTACCAATAAATGCTGACCCTTGCCCGTACCTTTGCGAATCGGGTCTTCTACAACACGACGTAGTGCATCGTTCAAAACCGTAGACCAGCCCTGGATACCAATGGCACTAAAGTCTCCGGTTGCGCCATAGGTTCTCAACAGGTTGTTCACAGCCATATACGCTTTGGTGTAACCCTCCGGGTCTGTGGTACGCTTTATAGCCTGTTGGGCGTCTACTATGGCGTTTCTAAATAATAGTGGGAAGTAATGCCCCTCAAGCCCAATGCCAGATAACTGGCCCATACGATCTGTGGCCTCTTCTTCCATCTGGGCTAAATCGCGTGTAGCCTTATTGAATAGTTTTGTAAGTCTCTCTTTCTCAGTCTTGTTCGCTTTCGCGCGAGTCATCAAACTACCTATGTCTTTTTTCCACTTAACAAGGTGTGCATCCAGGCGTTTCATTTCCGTCTGTACTAAGTCATACCTGGTAATGCTTCCCATATCACTCGTGATATGAGGGATGACTTTACCCTGTGTTTCCATCTCAGAAATGATATTAGTAGATTGAGCCAGGAGGTTTTCTTTCCTGCCCGTTTGCCTTTGTTCTCTCCTGATAACATTGTTTAATAACCTTTTGATCTCCACCAAATTAATGTTGTATTTTTTATAAACCTTTTCACCAACGAGCTGTGAGACTGTGCCATACCGACCCTTCATGTTTTCACTAGCAATACGACTAACGTACTGGCCCATCTTTCTGTTACGCACCACATTGCCGACGTATTCCACATACTCACTATTGGCTACAGCAGGGCTGGCATACACATGGCGGAAGAACATGCCTAGACCCTGCGAGGGCATTGCTCGTTCTTTCACAGATTTAATGTGCCACTGTTGTTCTCCTGGCACCTCGGTTAACTCTAATTCACTCAACCCCCGTGCAAACACACCGTCCTCTGATACCGGCTCTCCCATGACATTACTAGGCTGATAGCCAGCACCTTCATCGTATAAAACGTGGCGCGCTTTGCCAGCTCCGCCAACTCCCTCTTGGATTAATTGCTCCTCATATCTTTTAGGTATGTCAGCAAGTTCAGACATAATGTCATACGCTGATACTCTATCCCCTTCTTTGAATCCAAACAGCGACCCCCCACGTTTACTAACTCTCTTTATTAGATCCTCGTCTAGTACCACAACGGCAGACCTCAACGCATCCATGTATAGGGGTAGTCGCTCCGCAACCTCACGATATCCCGGCTGTAGAGTCAGGCTTATGTCTTCCCCCCTCATATTTTTTTTCACATCGCCAGGAACAATCTTCTGATACCGCTGGCCCTCGCGAGTGCTAAGGTCAACCACAGTGTTGCCCAACACGGTCCTATCTATATTGTTGTCTATAAAATAGTCATCAGTAAAAGTAAAGTTAATCTGCTTCCCTTGTTTCTCTGATAACAATAAGTTCTCTGCGAGTTCCCCCTGGGCGGTAACAATGTTATCACTAGCATCGACGGATTGCGCTGCACGTCTTGCAGCTGGGCCACCCATGTTAGACTTCAATAACCCGGGAAATAACTCCTTTATTGTAAGCAGCCCAAGTTCTGTCTTTTCCCTGACAATGGTCTTATGTGCTTCAACCCTGTTTGCCATGCCATCCCACCAGTTAATAACCTCCTTGTTAGACTCTCTGCCAAGCCTCTGTTCGTACAATTCTTCCGCAGTCTCAGTGCGAGCCCTTAATTGGAACAGCTCTGGTATTAGCTTGGATTTATCTCGTAACCTCTTATTAGCTGTGGCCATTAGATTGTTTGTTGCATGAACCACGCTTATATTGTCTAGGGCTGCCCTTACATTTTGATATGTCTGTTGCATTTTGCTACCAAACCCGGTACCTGGTGATGTCATGCCAATATCTGGTACACCAAAGGTGTTGTCATTGGCAGACATCTGCTGTGCGGTAAGCTCATCTGATAGGTTTGTCCTGATATCCGGGGTATCAACCAGGCGTTTGCCTTGGTGTATATCAATGATCGGCTGTACAAACTTTCTGGTAACCGCCCCATGTATACCATTACCGAGTACTGTCTTGGCAAGTTCATTCCCCGTGTACGACCCATATTTACCCGGAGGCGGGATAACGAAATCATCAGGAAGACCCATGTATCTTTTCCACATCTCTGGGGTTGTGTTGAACACCTTAGTCGTTGGATCATCAAGACCTGTTGGCCCCGGTAAAATAATGCGTGGCTTTTGCCCCTTGGACGCTATAAGTGTTGGCCCTGCCTGTGGGCCAATGAACTCCCCTGTATTAAGGTTTCTGCCAGAGTTTCTCGCATTGGCCTCTCCAAAGACACCTGACCCCCCTGTGGTGAAAATAGGCCGGTTAGGATTTAACTTCTTAGCTGCGATCATCTCACGTATTCTATCTATCTCCCAGTGAGATGGGCGAGTAGAGGGCCTAAACGCCTGGGCGAGTGACATTGCTTTACCGGCATCCTCTTCTGCTTTAATTAAATCCTCTAGCTCGTCATACCAGTCGGTCGTATCTGTTTTCTCAGGAAGAGCCGGAAGCTCGCCAACATCTTTACGAACAGCCACAAGAAGCATTCGCGGTCTATGTTGACTCCCACCATAATCAGTGGGGTTTATTACATGCACATCCCAATTATATCCAATAGGGTCTGCATCTATTGCATCTGTGATTTGCTTAAACAACAACGTGTTTTTATACCGCGGAACATTTTCTATAGTAATAGTCTTAGGGCTAGTCATGGTTATGTTTCTTGCCACGGATGTTGCAATGGCGTAATCGTTCTCGGAAACTACGCGGTCGGGATTTGCTAATGAAAATTCCTTACAAACCGGCGAGGCATGGTAATGCTCGGCATTAGAAGAGATCAGTGACTGCAAGGAAGCATCATCGGCAATGTTCCTTGCGGTGAAGTCCGTTCCATGTGCGGCATTGAACGCCTGTATAATATCCGGGTCAAATTCATCAACATGTACATTAACGAAAGAACCTCGCCTTAGAGCCCCAGTAAATGTGCCAGTACCAGCCATAGAGTTTGCAATCCTCACAGCAGTGACATCAGTCATGTCTAGCGTATCGTCAACACCCTGCACTTGCTGTCTAGGAGGAACAAAGGTATCATCGTCGATCTGCTCGTCAAACATTTCATCGTGTATATTTATTTTTGCATTGGAATCTACGTCACCAATCTTGCCGTTTTTCACGAGGTCATCAACCGCTTGCTGTGCGGTTGAGGTAACCTGATCTATAGGCAGACCCTCTTCCTGGGCCTTCCTGCGAAACCTGTTAACCAGAGTTTCAAGGGACCTCAGTGTTAGCCTGGTGCCGGCAACCCCTCCTTTACCAACACCCCAAACAAATTTAAAGGGCGCAGTTATTAAGCTTCCTGCAAGATCATCAATACGTTTAGGGATTAATAATGCTTGCCTGGCTGCTTCTGTGGTAGCCCTCACCGAGTTACGTGCAGCTTGTTGAGCCAGGGTATCAGCTGCCATCTGCGTTGCTTTACCACCCAGCCTTGCGGTGGTCTTTGCGGCAAGTGCCGTGCCACCAGTTACTACCGCCTCCCCAACACCAGCTCCCACTTCAGTTGGAAGTTCAACAAGCATCCTGTTAGAAAACTCTACCGGCCCAACCTTATGGCGTTCTGTTAGCCAGGGCATTGCTTCATCCTGGACTCTCGCCATGATATCGTATTCTTCTGTCATCGTGGGGTTACGGCCTTCAATCTCGCGAAAGGCCTGTTTGTCTGCCTCTACTTGCGCTCCAAGTTCTACATTACGGGAAGGATCTAACTGTTCCCCCCATGTCTCCGGTATTAATCCACGCGAAAGATCCGATCCGATATCTAAGACATCACTGCCAACTTCTCTTCCCCAATGTCCCAACAGACCACCAACCCCACCCTGATCGTAGGCCTCTTTAAATTCTCCGAATCTCTGAACCTCCTCAACCGCAGCACGGCGAGGATACTCGAGGAAAGCCTGTACCGGCGCGCTCTGGATAACAGGCTCAATATATTTACCAGCCAAATTCAACCCAGTCTGGGGAATAGGCTGGGATCGTTGCTCTTCCCTTTGACGCCGTCGTTCTGCTAATCGACGTAGTTTCTCTTTTTGCTCTGCGTTAGGCATTAATAAAAGATGAACCTCGTTCTTGGATTAGTAAACTGTTGCGTAACTCCCCTCTCGAATTGTGGTAGTTGCCCATATCTCTTAGTCCACGGATCTGTTTCCAGGTAGTCCATGAATGTAGCAGGGGCTTCTCCCTGACGGAATGCTCTGCCAATTTCACCAAGATAATCACCATAAACATCCTGATATGCCCTTTGCATATAGCGACTGCGACGTGGGCTTTGGCTTCCAAAGGCTTCTCCGGCGGGCGAACTAAAGTATGCCGCCTGCGGTAGTTGGGCTAAAACCATCTGCCCAACAGCAGGAGACAATGACCCCCATCCACCACCTGATAGGTAATCTGTAAAATCGCCATTAGCCATGATTACCTCCTAATTAGTCATTCCATATAATTGCGACAGCGGCATATTGAAATCACTACCTTCAGCTCCTGTTTGTGTCAGGAAGTAGTTCAAGAAATTACCCAGGGGATTATCCATAGTATATTGCTGATGTAATTCGTTCAATACACTGCCTAGGGCTCGTCCAATAACACCGCCATATATACCCCCACCCGGCCGTTGCAATGCTATTAGGTTAGCAAGCCCGAGTCGGTTTTGTGCTGCGTCTTCCCCAGAGCCATAAATGTCTCTCCAGATAGCAGCTTGTTGGGCAGTAACCGGGTCAGTACCTTGGATATCCCTCAAATAGTCTACAAAGCTACCTGTGCCTGTTTCGGGCATTTGACTAATCTGGCCAATCTGGCCAGCCAGGCCACGTAGGTTTGTGCCAGCCCCGGTCGGATAAGCACCTGTATATCCACCCATAAAGTCAGCAAAGCTACCACCAAACTGACCACCTGTACCAAACCTTGGTGTGCCACCCATACCGCCCAGATAGTATTGCTGCAAGAGCGGTGACTGCATGGCGTATAGTGCATTCCTTGTTAATCCTCCTGGCGCAGTTCTCTGTTGGGCAAACTGCCTAAACCTCTGTGCCGGGGTAAACGCCATTTCCCCGAGGAAGCCTTCCCCCCCCAAATTCTCAAACAAGTCTGGTGAAATGTTGCCTGTTGTTCCGGTTGTTCCGCCACCGTTATCCTCTCCGTTTGCCATGTCAGCCCTCCTAATATGGTCTTTCCTGCATAAAGGTTACCAAAAATTCCTCTCGTGTTTTACCTGATGCTTCCCAGCTTTCCAGGTTTTGTGCCATCTGGGATCTCATCCTTTGCTTTAACCAGGGATCTGCATCAGGTGGTAAGTTATAATCAGCCACTAATCGGGCTGTTCTGCTAAACGACCCCTTTGTGCTTGGGTCCATAAACAGCATTCTTTGGTACTGAGTATTACCGTCAGCTAGTTGATCCTCATAGCTTTTCCCTATAAACCCAGCCATGTTGTCCCGTAGACTTTCGGCTGCATCAAAGAACATGTTGCGTTTAGTTCTGGGGTTATCCATATATGCATTAGCCCAGTTAGTAAAGTGGTCATGTTCTTTATCTACGTCTTCTCCTACAAACTCCGGCAACTCCAGTCCCTCTTTAAGTACTAGCGTAGGACCTAATCCCCCTTCTCCGGGCCGACCCTCCGCACTCCAGGGTTCAGTTAAGTAGTACAGCATTTCTGCATCAGAATATAATTCCGGTAGCAACTGGCGATAATCATATCGACCCGATCCTTCTCTCTGATTAAACGCATTCAAGAACCTAGTGTAATAATCAGGATACCCTTTGAGG